GCGATTACCAAAGGTCTTGTTTTCATTGTCATAGAAAAACCAGCTACCATATTCCTATCTTGATTTCTATATCTGTTGTTTATCTGATGTTCTGTATCCACATACTTTAAATCTTTACTTGTATAAAATAAGTTTTCATATCCTCTATCAATACATTGTTGTAATGTAGCCCAACCTATGTTATTATTCTCAACTACCAATAAGGCATTGTTATATTCAGTAGCTACATTTACACATAGGTTACCAAAGTCTTTTGTGGACATTCTACCCTTATACTCAGCTACTTGTTCCATAGTTTCTATATCCATAACATGAAAAGCTGAGTAATCTGAACCATCTCCTCTACTAACATCAGCACTTAACACATAATCTTTTGTGTAGTTTGGTGGTTGCCATATCCAAAGATTACTATCTATTCCTCTTTTTTCTAACGGGTCTTGAATTTGAGTTTCTCTATATTCTTCTAATATAACACCATCAATTACAGTTTGTCCAGAAGTAATGAAATCACAATCACATTCTTGTGCAGCTAAGGAAGGACCTAATAGTTTATCTTGTTCTGCTCTCCACTCATTATTTCTTTCAGGATGTAGATTCCAATGTAATTTAATAAAATTCCAATCATTTGTACCATTTTCTGCACCTTCCCAAGTTTTATGAAACCAATTACCAACACCATTAGGTGTGGAAAGTGCGATACATTGTCCACCAGTAGATAGCGTTTGTGAAGCAGCAGCCCATATTGGTTCAATCTTATCGATGAAAGCAGCCTCATCTAATATCAGTAGAGATAGTG